GCACGGTGCAGGGCAAACTGCGAGAAGCGGTAAGCCCGCTTGATTTCGGGGCGATTGGCGACGGGGTGGCGGATGACCGGGCCGCAGTTCTATTGGCGCTTCAAAGCGGCAAAATTGTTGACGGCGGCGGGCTGACCTACGCTATTTCCGGCACCATGCAGCCAACGTCATTTGTGGGCCTGCGGAACGCAAACTTCGTTCAGCTTGCGCCGACGACGGCCAGCGTCGCCACGTTATGGATCTACAACTTGTCGAACTGGTTCATAGACAACTGTGCGTTCGATATGGGCTCGACGCAAAACTCCGGGGCCAGCGACGACAGCAGCAAGTCTGCGTTGCGCGTTGGTAACGCTACAGGCTCTTATTGCGAAAACTTCCGCATCACCAACGTGACGGTGACCGGCAACGGCAACGGATCGCGCATTCAGGTTAGGCAGTCTAAACGGTTTGTGATCGAGAACTGTCTGGTGCGGGACTGCGTAGCGGCGTTTACCCCCGACCCGACAAACGACATTATCAACGGATTCGACATTTCTGATTGCGCCAACTTCACGGTGGCAAATTGCAACGTAAACAGCTTGCTCACCGTTTTGGTTGGGGTTCCAACCATTCGATACACTCGGGGTTTTCTGTTTACCGAGGTACGCGATTGCACGATTGTTGGCTGCAATTCCACCAATACAGACCAGTGCTACGACTTCAGCGGCGCGGTAATTTCCGGCACGACCCCCGCGTATTACGAAGGCAATCGTCGTTTTACGATTAGCGGTTGCACTGCCAACAACGGAAACACCTACGGCTTTAAGTTTGCCAACGTGACGCACGACGGGCTAGTAACGGGCTGCATCGCAAACAATAGCGGTTCGTGCGGGTTTGTATTCAGTGCGCCCGCCGCAGCCAGCACGACGCCGGCATATGCAACAGGCAACATTGATGTCGTGGGCTGCAAAGCGGTAAACGTGCTTGGCACTGGTGGGCTTGGAGTTGGTCAGGCGCAAGCGTTCCGCGTGATGGCGGGATCTGCTGCTATGGGCACAGCCCCAAACACGTTCGATACTTATCCTCGCGGCATTCGTTTTCGGTCGTGCGAGGTCATTGATACTCAAGCTGTGCCCACCACTGTTCAAGCGTTTGTCAGCGACGTTACCAAAATCCTGCCGACAACCGCCGGCTACAACACCAACATCGCCAGCACTGCGGTGTCGTGTTCAGTCGGGCCGGGTGTCACAACTGGGTTTGTCGGCATTGGGCCGAGCCTGTGTTATGTGACCGGCAGCGCGGTGCAGTCAATACCTAATGCAGCGTTTACGACGCTGCTCTGGAGCACCAACGCGATTGACAATCAGGGGCTGCACTCAACGACTACCGACACGGACAAAATCTACATCAAAGAAGCCGGCACCTATCGAGTCAGTGCGCAGTTTTACTTCGCGGCAAATGCAACTGGTGTTCGTCAAGGCGTTATAGACAAGAACGGAAGCGCGCTCAACCGCACGACGGTGACCTCGCCGGTTAGTAGCGCCAGTGTTGCAACCACCATGCATTCGTCAGTTATCAATTCCGCAGTGCCCGGCGATTATTACTCGGTTCGTGTCTACCAAAACTCCGGCGGGGCGTTAGACCACGCGAATAACGAAGCCAACTTTATGGTGCAGAAGGTCGATTAATGCTGCACGAACTAGAACACCTTCTTATCGCTCTTGCCCTGCAAGCAGCCATCGGCCTAGCAACCGGCGACTGGTGGGCCGGTGCGGCGCTGGGCGCTGGCGTGTTCATCGGCCGCGAGCACGCGCAGGCCGAATACCGCTGGATCGAGCACTACGGTAACGGCCGCCGCGCGAACCTGCCGTGGTGGGGCTGGGCCGACCGGCGGGTGTGGGACGTGCATTCGTGGTTTTGGAACCTGACGCTGCCCATTGTGGCCGTGTTCATTGTCGGCTATATCGGGAGTAACCGCGCATGACCATCATTGTTCCATCGGTTTTGTTTGCCGGCGAAACCACGGCAGGAGAGCAGATTAACGGTGCGCTCCGACTGATTGGGCAGCTTGCGGAAGGCGAGACGCCGTCGGCGGCTACGTCTATCGACGCACTGGCCGCACTCAATCAGATGATCGACTCGTGGAACACCGAGCGGCTCAGCATCTTCTCTACGCAAGACCAGGTGTTCACTTGGCCCGCCAACGCCATCAGCCGCACGCTGGGGCCGTCCGGTGATTTTGAGGGCAACCGGCCCATCCAGCTTGATGACTCAACGTACTTTCGCGACGCGACGACCGGCATTTCGTTCGGCATCAAGCAGATCAACCAGCAACAGTACGATGGCATTGCGGTCAAGACGGTCACCAGCACCTACCCGCAAGTCATCTGGCTGAACATGACGTATCCCGACATTGAGATGTACGTCTACCCGGTGCCGACCCGGGCGCTGGAGTGGCACTTCATTTCGGTGGAAGAACTGATCCAGCCGGCGACGCTGGTCACGCCGCTGCTGTTCCCGCCGGGTTACCTGCGAGCGTTTAAGTACAATCTGGCTTGCGAAATCGCACCGGAGTTTGGCGTGGAGCCGCCGCCGCAAGTCAAACGCATTGCGATGACCAGCAAACGCAATCTGAAGCGCATCAACAGCCCCGGCGACATCATGGGGCTGCCGTACAGCATTGTAGGAACTCGCCAGCGATTTAACGTGTTTGCTGGCAACTACTGATGAAAACGCCCATTCTGGGACAAGCCTATGTGGCCCGCAGCGTTAACGCTGCGGACAACCGTATGGTGAACCTGTACCCCGAGGCAACGCCCGAAAACGGCAAGACCGCCGGTTTTCTTAACCGCGCGCCAGGGCTAAGGCTGTTAGCGGCGCTTGGTGGCGGCCCGGTGCGCGGGCTATGGCAGTTTGGCGGGTACGGTTATGCCGTGTCTGGCAATACGCTGTACCAAGTAAACGCGGCCTGGGGTGCGACGGCGCTTGGCACGGTGTCAGGAAGTGGGCCGGTCAGCATGTCTGATAACGGCACGCAATTATTTGTGGCGTGTAACCCGCGCAGCTATATCTACAACGCCCGCACGAACGTGTTTGCGGAAATTACCGATCCTGATTTTCCCGGCGCGGTCACAGTGGGGTATCTAGATGGGTACTTTGTGTTTAATGAGCCTAATTCGCAAAAAATTTGGGTCACCCAGCTATTAGACGGTACGTCGGTAGATCCTTTGGATTTTGCCAGCGCGGAAGGCTCTCCTGACGGGCTGATTGCCGTTGCAATTGACCACCGCGAAGCGTGGCTGTTTGGCACTAATTCGGTCGAAGTTTGGTATGACTCCGGCGCTGCGGATTTTCCGCTAACGCGCATTCAAGGCGCTTTTAACGAACTTGGCTGCGCGGCGGCGTACTCAGTAGCCAAAATGGACAACGGGCTTTTCTGGCTCGGCGCTGATGCGCGCGGCACTGGCATGGTGTATCGAGCAAACGGTTACACCGGCCAGCGCATCAGCACGCACGCCGTGGAGTACGCAATCCAGAGCTATGCGACCATCTCTGACGCTATTGGGTACACTTACCAGCAAGACGGGCATTCGTTTTATGTGCTGTCTTTCCCTACTGGAAACGCGACTTGGGTTTATGACGTAGCGACAGGCGGTTGGCATGAACGTGCCAGATTTGAGAACGGTCAGTTTTACCGCCATGCGTCAAACTGCCAGATGAACTACGGCGGTGAAGTCGTGGTCGGCGATTATGGCAACGGCAACTTGTACGCTTTTGACCTAAACGTGTTTACCGATAACGGTGCCCCGCAAAAGTGGTTGCGGTCTTGGCGTGCATTGGCGTCAGATCAGAACACTTTAAAGCGCACCGCGCATCATTCGTTGCAGCTAGACTGCGAAACGGGTGTTGGTCTGGTGACCGGCCAAGGGTCGAACCCGCAGGTCATGCTGCGCTGGTCAGACGATGGCGGGCACACCTGGTCGAACGAACATTGGGCCTCAATGGGCGAGTTAGGCGCGTATGGCACCCGGGTTATTTGGCGGCGATTGGGTATGACCGAAAAACTTCGCGACCGAGTCTACGAAGTGTCCGGCACTGATCCTGTCAAGATATCCATCGTCGGCGCCGAATTGCTTGTGTCGTCTACAAATGGCTGAGCCCACTACCAACATCACGCCGCCTCGCGTTCCTTTTCTGGATGCGCGGAACGGTCAAGTGTCCCGAGAGTGGTATCGATTTTTTCTCAATCTGTTCACCAACACCGGCGGCGGAACGGGCGTGACGCCAATCGCAAATGGCGGAACCAACTCTACTTCTACGCCGCTGGCTGGCGCCGTGGCATATGGAGATGGTCAGTCGTACAGGTTCACCACAACCGGGGAAACGGGGCAATTTTTGACCAGCAACGGAGCTGGCGCGCCGGCGTGGACTGATATTTCTGGCGCGGCCGGATCAGTGGCCTATGGCACCGGCGCGGCGTACAGTTTTTCAACTGTTGGTGAGCCGGGCGACGTGCTAGTTAGCGACGGCGCAAACGCGCCAACTTGGACATCGTCACCTACATTTACACAAGTTACGGTGCCGGTAATTGTGTCTGGTGCGGAAGGCAGCGGAACTAGCCTTGTTTTGCGGTCAATGCAAAGCACTCCTGGTTACGCTAATACCTTCACAATGAATAGCAATGGCTGCTTTATTTTGAGCGGCGCTCCCGTGCTTAACGGGCGAACTGGAAGCTCCGGTATCGCGATCAATTCAAACTTTATTGGCAAAATTTACAACGATTCGGAATCGCCGGCTTTTGCGGTAAATGGTGAGATAAACGGCAATCTTTACGGCTCATCTTCTGTAAATGCCACAAACGTGTCAGTGACTTATGACCGCTCCATATCTTTTCATGTGCTTGGCGTAATTTATGCTGGTACAAACGTCACCATAAACAACCAACTAGCTTTTCAGTCAGATGAAGGCGACTGCGAGTTTTCATCAACTCTGTGGGTAGCCGCTGCATACAATTCCTCCGGCGTTATAGGCGTTAAATGCACACAAGGCGTTTTGGGGTACAGCGTTAGCATTAGCGGAACTAGTAACCCTGGCGGTTCGGTCACGCAAGCCACCAATAAATCCACAGCGGTGACGTTAGACGCGGCATGCGGCGTAATCACGATGAACACCGCGGCGCTTGCGGGCGGCGCTTCAGTGTCTTTTATTCTGAACAATGCTTTACTCGCGGCAACCGATACTTTGATCGTAAATATCGGCCCCGCAGGAACCGCCGACACTTATTCCTGCACCGCGCAAGTAACCGGCGCGGGCACTGCCCGCATTCGCGTAACTAATTACAGCGGCACAAGCAGATCAGAGGCAGTGCTGATAAACTTCGCCATCATCTCGGCGACGAGCTAACTGGAGATTCATCGTGGCAATTCTCAGCCCCTTGCCGAAAATGCAGTTCTTCTCTACCGCCGGCGCTCCGCTGGTTGGTGGCAAACTTTATTCTTACGCCGCCGGCACTACAACGCCGCTTGCGACGTACACAGATCAAGCTGGCGCCACCGCTAACACTAACCCGATCATTCTCGACTCTCGCGGCGAAGCCAACGTGTGGCTGGCATCCGCCGCCTACAAACTGAAGCTGACTACAGCCGACGACGTTGAATTATGGACGGTGGACAACGTCAGCAGCGCGCAGACGTTTGGCACGTCTCAGCTACTTTCCAGCGTATCCGGGACTGACACCATTACCGCTACGGTAACGTCTCCGAATTTTACCGCATACGCCGCAGGCCAGGCTTTCAACTTTGTCGCGGCTGGGACTAACACCACGACTAGCGTGACGCTCAATTTGAACGGGCTCGGCGCAAAATCGGTGACCAAAACGGGTTCGGTCGCATTGACCGCGGGGGACATCGTAATCGGGCAGGTAGTCCCCGTAGTTTATGATGGCACTCGATTTCAGGTGACTAACTTGGCTAACTTGGCGTCGCCGCCGCCAATCGGCAACGTCACGCCGAACACCGGGGCGTTTACTACCCTTAGCGCGTCGTCTACCGTGTCTGGTTCCGGGTTTAGCACATACCTGGCATCGCCCCCAGCTATCGGCGGAACGACAGCGAACTCGGGGCAGTTCACCACACTGGCTGCTGGGGCGGCGCCCATAGGCGCTTATAAGCTGTCAGTGAATTCCACTACCAGCCTGAGTAATTCCTACTTTCAAAGCACGGACGCCGGTTCGGGAGGCATAAACTTTGTCTTTAACAAAGACAGCGCGTCGCCTGCGGCGTCCGACGACATTGCGAATCTTCGTTTTTACGGCAACAACAGCGTCGCGGCCAGCACTGAATACATCCGGTTAACAGCGACAATTGCCGACCCAAACAACGCTACTGAAGACGGGACGTTTGGCTTGTATTCGTACAAAGCCGGCACTTTTTCTGAGCGCGTTCGCTATTCTTCTGCGGATGGTCTTTACATCATAGATGGCGCTTTTCGCGCGCCCGACGTCTACGCTAGCACTACCGGCACCGCCGCAAACATGGTGATGTCTTCCGCTACAGGCATCCTTCAGCGCAGCACCTCGTCTATCCGCTATAAAAATTCTGTCACTGACGCGCCTTACGGTCTCGCCGAGGTGATGCAGCTTCGCCCGGTCACCTATAAAGGCAACAATGACGGCGACGCTGTTTTTGGCGGTTTTATCGCGGAAGAAGTGCATGCCATTGGGCTGACTCAGTTTGTTCAATATGACGACCAGAATCGCCCAGATGCGCTCGGCTACGGCAGTATGGTGTCTCTGCTTACCAAAGCGATCCAAGAACAACAAGCCATGATTGAAGACCTTAAATCTCGGTTAGCGACGCTCGAAAAAGGCGGCGCGGCGCCGTAACGTATGGCTACCTACCGCCGGCCAAAAAAAGGGGACGTCCGCGTCTTTAACGGCGTAAAAGTTCGTTTTGGCATGTCTGGCGGGTTTCACCACGATGAGGATGTCAAACGATTTGCGATGGCAAGCGGCGCTGGGTTGTGGGCTCGCGGGATTGACCCCAACTCGCCGACGGTTGAGCAGGACACGCTTAATTGGCTAAAGCGATGGTTTGCAAGGCCGGATACGAAAAAAGGTCAGCCTAACTACAACCGAGCATTTAGCGACCCCTATTACGGCCGCGATGACGCCCGCCAGCCCGGGCTACAGACGTTAATCAAACAGCACCCCAATGTGCCGGTACATCTGCTGTTTGATGTCGCCGCGCGGAGCTATCAGGCGCAGAATGCGCTACCGCCTCGCGACTTTGACATTATGTCGATCTTAGACCCCATCATCACGGTAGCAACGGGATATTTTCTTGGGCCCTGGGCGGGGGCGGCGTATGCAGGGGGGCGAACCGCCGGTGAAGGTGGAGATCTGCTCGATATCGCGCTAAGCGCCGGGCAAGGCTATTTAGGCGGGAGAGCGGGGTCTAGTCTGGCATCTAGCGTGCAATCGGCTGGAGGCTGGGGGAGTTATTTGGCTAGCGCGCCAAAAAACTTTGCGAATTACCTAAAGTACGGCCCGGAAATCGGCAGCGCGGAATTTGCCAGAAATATGCCTAGCTGGGTGTCGACTGGCGCAACAGCAGGGCTGTCGAACGCGGCGCGAGCTGCGGGTACACTAGGCGCAATGAACAACCCCGGCCGCGCTGGGGTGACTAGCACAGCGGGCGCAGGCCCCGGAGGCAATAACATGGGCTGGTTTAGCGATTTAATGACGGACTGGGGCGTGACTAGAGGCGACTTGCTGCGCGCGGGTGTGGATATTGTTTCTGGGATTCGGAACGCTAACGTAGTACAAGAAGCTGCAAGGCTTCAGTCTGACGCAGCGCGGGACGCGGCGAACATCGGCTCGCAGACCGCAGACCGGCAGATGGAATTGGCGCGCGAAATTTTTGCGGCGCAGACCGCGCTGAACGAACCGTTTCGGCAGGGCGGCGTTAACGCGCTGAACCGGATGCAGGACTTGCTTGGAATCAGTAACAACCGGCGGGCGCCGGGGTATGGATCTCTGGCGCGGAACTTCACGATGGCCGACTTCCAAGCCGACCCCGGCTACGCGTTCCGCATGTCCGAAGGCTTGAAGGCGCTTGACCGTCAGGCGGCGGCGCGGGGCGGGCTCATCTCCGGCGGGGCGCTGAAGGCCGCCCAGGGCTACGGGCAGGACTTGGCGTCTCAGGAGTTCATGAACGCCTTCAACCGCTACCAGACCAACCGCACGAATTTGCTGAACCCGTTGCAGGCGATTGCAGGCACGGGGCAGACTGCGACGACAACGCTGTCTCAGGCGGGTCAGAACATGGGCACCAACGTCAGTAACGCGATGGGCGCAAGCGGGCAGGCGCAGATGACTGGCATTACTGACTCAGCCGCAGCGCGCGCGTCGGGGTATCTGGGGGCGCAGGAAGGGTGGAACCGTGCCATTACAAATGCGCTGTCGCGCGGCACGACTCAAGACCAGCGATTGATGAATGAGTACATTCGCAGCATGATCAACGCAAACAACCGGACGGTTTGACATGCCATTAGATCCGACGCTTGTCCGAGGGCTGACGCCCATCTCAATGCCGCAGCCCGACCCGAACGCCGGGATGAACCAGCTTGGCGCCATCATGAAGATCCAGAGCTTGCAGAATGATATGCAGGCCAATCAGTTGCAGGCGCAGAAGTATCAGCAGGATATTGCGACGGGGCAGGCGACCGAGCGCAAGGCCCGGCTGGAAAGCAAGATCAACGCATTCCGCAATGGCGCCGCGCTGGCCGGCGAAGACCCTACCGCGCTGATGGGCCTGATCTCCACGGCTGCGCAAGACCCGGATATGGCCGAAGCGTTGGGCATCGGCCCGCCGCACGTTCAGTTCATCGTTAGTCAGTTGAACGACCCGGCGAAAGTCTCGATTCTCGCCCGGCGGATGCGCGGGATGACGGCTAAAGAAGAAGCCGACATAGCCAAACCGTCCGACCGCGCGCAGACGCTTATTGATGCCGGTTTGACGCCAGGCACGCCCCCGTTCCAAGAGGCGATGCAGCGGTTTATGGAGCATGATTTGTACCGCGCGCCGACCGAGGCTGGGCAGCTCCCGGCGGATGTGCGGACGGCGCAATGGCTGTCTACCCAGCCGCCGGAAATACAAGCGTTGTACTTCAAATCCAAGCGCGGCGACGGCGCGCCAGACGCGAACGTGGTGGCGCGCACTGAAACCGACGACGACGGGACGGTGCATCAGTTCAACGCTTACGGGAAAGAAATTGCCACCTCCGCTGGTGCCGGCAAAACTAAAGGCGGCGGCCTCAAGGCGTTACCAAGCCCGGTCGCGCGCGCGGTGATGGAAAACGAGCATTCTCTGCGGTTAGCTCGAAACGCATTGACGCTGATACAGGGCGGCAAAGTAGGCGAGCAAGCTGGGTCTAAAGCCGCAACAGGTGTGAAAGGATTTTTGCCTGATGCGGCGCTGTCGCGTCTAGACCCCGAAGGCGTCCCAACCCGCGCGGCCATCGCGGATTTGGGCAGCATGATCATTCACGACCGCTCCGGCGCCGCCGTCACGGCGTCGGAATACCCGCGCTTAATGCCGTTTATTCCTAAAGCAAATGACGACCCGCCCGTTGTAGAGCAGAAACTGAAGCGTTTCATTCAGGTCTATGAAGACATGCAGCAGGACTTCCGAGACATGTATTCGGAAGACCAGGGGTATCAGTTCCCCGAACTGGGCAAAACGCCGACGGCCCCCGGCGCCGCGCCGCAGGAAGCCTCGCCCGCTGCCGGCCAAGGCGCGGCGGCGCCGGCTGGCGGCAAGAACCCGCTTCCGACTGAGGAAGATATTGCGTACACCGCCAAAAAATACAACATGTCGCCAGACGAGGTTCGCCGCCGATTGGGGATGCAGTGATGCCTAGAGATTTATTTGCTGAACAGCCCAGAGATCTTTTTGCATCATCGGCGCCAACGCCTTCAGAAGGCTACACGTCCTCGGCCGGCGATTATTTGACGGAAGCCGTCGGCGCGTTCGGGAACCTGGCGGGCGGTTTCGTGCAGGGGCTTGGCAATGTAGGCACACGCCTAAACCGCATTATTGGCGTCGAGACACCCGAAAGCGCCGAGGCCCAACGGGCAAAGAACCTGCAACAGCTACAGCAGAACTTTGGCTACGACCCAACCTCGGGGTATAGCTCCTTTGGCAGGTTTGCCGGAGAAACGGTTCCGGCCGTCGGCGCGGCCAACATGCTGGTGCGGGGCGCCGGCGCGCTGTTGCCGGCCGGCGCCGCGAACTACCTGATGCCCGCCCTACAGTCCGCTGGGTTTGGGCGGAGGTTAGGGCCACTTCAGCGGATGCTGGGTGGCGGGGCCACCGGCATAGTCTCGGGGCCGCTTGCCACGGACGACCCCTTGTCCGGCGCAATGGTCGGCGGCGGGGCCGGCGCGCTGTTGCCGGTAATTGGCCCAACTGTTAAAGCTGTGGCAACGCCCGTCGCTCGACGGGTTTTTTCTGTAGCGGAGCCTTACCTCGCTGGCGGGCAGCAGGCGATTGTGAACCGCACGATCCAGCAGGCGTTTGCTAACGATGAGCAGGCGATGCAGCAGGCGCTGCAACTTTTAGGGCAGGGCAGGACGCTGGAAGAAATTGCTGTCATTCTGAACAAGCCCGTGCTGGCCGGATTCGTTGACGCAGCAAAGCGCGTCAATCAAGGCGAAGTCATCAACCGCTATGCGGACATTGCGTCGGAGCGGGCGCTGTCGTCGCGGAATCGGCTGTTGGGCGCCCAGCAGGTCGCCGAGCGCGAAGCGCAGGCCGCAGTGCTGCAAGGCCGGCAGATGGTGTCGCACGCCGAAGATCGCTTGCAGATGCTGCGCCGAAACCTTGCGGCGAACAAAACGCTGACAGCGCAACAGCGGGCTCAGGCCGAACAGGCAGGTATGGCCGAGATTACGGCCGCCCGCGACGCGCTGGCGCAGGCCCAGCAACGCGCGGCTGGTGTGGCGGAAGCGGCGGCTGCGGAGCGTGGCGCGATTGAAACCGCGCGGCAAGCCGAAGTGGGCGCGGCGCTGCCCGAGCGCGACGTGACGGCATTGGGGGCTGGGCTGCGCCAGCAGGCCAGGGCAAAAGAGTCGGCGGCGCTGACAGCGGTCAAAGCGAAGTTTGACGAGGTGCGCGAAGCTGGGGCTGACGTCACTGGGCTGCCGGTGGATGATTTTGTTCAAAAGGCAGATCAGATCATCGCGGAAGCCGGGTTCAAGCCGGAGGACATCCCGAAAATTGCAACCGCGCTGACCAAGCTGCGCCCGGTGCCCCCCGAGGCGCCATCGCCGTTTTCGGCTATGTACGGCGGCGCCGCCACAGCGCCGCAACGGCAGGCGGTCGCAAATTGGCAAGACTTGATTAACGCCCGCGAGGCCATCAATAAGGACTTGCGTCGGATCGCCGACAACCCCGAGCTAAGAGCCAAGAAAGCCAATCTGGTGCAATTGCGAAAGGCGCTAGACGAGAAAATACAGTCATTCCCGGATGAGCTGGTGCCGGCCGAGTTAAAGGCGCTAGATAACGCCGCCGTTGAGTTTTACAAGTCCACATACGTTGTGCCGTTTCGCACGGGCAGGCTGAACCAGCGTTTTCTGGCCGACCGTAATGGCGAGCCCGTCATTCCGCTGGAGCGTGTAGTGGATGAATACTTTCGCCCAACTGTTTCCGGCAGCGGCGTGACCAAGGCGAATCGATTCATGGACATGCTGGGCGACAATCCGGTGGCGATGGATTTGATGCAGCAGGGCATTGAAGACGCCTACCGCCGGGCGGTGGTGAAGAACGGCATCATTGACTCAGGCGCGCACGCACAGTTCCTGCAACGCTACGGCGGCACTTTGCAGACGCTGCGCGACCGTGGTCTGGACGTGCCGCTGATCCGAGCGCAGGGCGCCGCGCAGGGCGCGGTGGACGTGCAGACGGCGGCGCTGACTGCGGCCGAGCGGGAGGCGCGTGCGTTGGGCGGTCGGCAGCCGGCGGCGGCGGTGCAGGGTGATGTCCGGCAAACGCTGGAGCAGCTGAAAACGGAAATCCCTGCCGGCCGTCAACAGATCACATCGGCCGCACAGAAAAAAGCCGACGAGGTTAAAGCCGTGACAGAGCGCGGCGCGGCAACGCGGGAGCAGCTTGAGTTGCGCCAGGAAGCGGCCAGACAGTCACTGCAAACCGCAAGGGAAACCGCCAGAGCATTGCCGGTGACGGGCGAGACTGTAGCGGCCGAGGCGCGGACGCTGCAAAATCAGTTTAATGTTGATCCTGACAAGCTGGCGCCGACACTGGTTCGCGATTTGCCGGAAGCTCAACAGATCGTTGCCGACATCCGCCGAGAGATTCAATCCGGGCAGATGTTTGCGGAACTGGCAAGCAAAGGCAGAAGCGTCGGATCAAAACTGCTAGACGTGTCGCCTATGCCGTCAGTAAAAGCGCCGGTCGGCATCACATGGGAAATCATGATGAATGCCATTACCCGGCGTTTGTCCGGCATGGCCCGGACAGAGCAGGCGCACAACATCGCGGTGGCGCTCATGAACGAAAGCAGCACCCGCAAGCTGATTCAAGATGCCATTGCAGGCGGCGCAAAAGGTTACGGCGTTAACCCGCCGAGGGTCAGGAACTTTCTGGCTCCTGAACCCCCGCGTCAGATTCTGAACAATCTTCAGCCGTGAGTTTTTCCCATGTCGCCCCGCCGCGCGGCGCGGTATAAGGAGGTCTGCTGTGAACTGGGTGATCGACGTGCAAGGTATCATCAACATCCTGCTGGGGTCGTTCATCACCCTGCTTTGCTGGCTGGCAATGGAAATGTGGAGCGCGGTCAAAGAACTGAAGACCGACTTGGGCAAGCTGCGCGAAGATCTGCCGCGCACCTACGTCCTCAAAGAAGACTACCGCCGCGACATCTACGAGATCAAAGACATGCTCGGCAAAATCTTCGACCGGCTTGACGCCAAGGCGGACAAACCATGACGCTCGGCGAGAAACAGCGCCTGTTTACCCGGCTCGTCGGCAAGCTCATCGAGTACGCCTACAACACCGGCTACGAACTCACGTTTGGCGACGCCTACCGCAGCCCGGAGCAGGCCAAGCTCAACGCCGCTGCCGGCAAAGGCATCGTCAACAGCCTGCACTGCGAGCGGCTGGCGATCGATTTGAACCTGTTCAAGGACGGAACCTACAAGACACAGACAGAGGACTATCGAGCGCTCGGCGAGTACTGGGAAACGCTCGGCCCGGAATGCTGTTGGGGCGGGCGTTTTAGCAAACCAGACGGCAACCACTTCAGCATCGCTCATGGAGGCAGGAAATGAACTACGTTGTAGACCGACTTAAAGAACCCTCCACCTGGCGGGGCATCGCCCTTATCGCCGGCGGATTCGGCGTCCAAGTCGCCCCCGACCTCATCCCGGCCATCGGCGCTGCGGTCACCGCCGCCATCGGCCTCATTGAGGTCATCCGGCGCGGCTAGCAGGGCGCAGTACGGGCACCAGCCCGGCCTGCGCCCGTGGTCGCACTCAAGCCAACAGTTCACGGCGCTCGCGCTCCGCGCGCAGCATACAAAACCGTTGGTGCAGGCGCAGGATAACCGTTGTTCGGCGACGGGACGAATGCTCCTGCATCAGCAGTTCTTTGATTTCGTTCTCGCCCATGTCGGGCATCTTCGCGAGCAGCTCGCGCCATGTCAGGTTCATCGTAGTGCCTCCAGTGCCAATTTAGATACGTCTTGCTTGTCGTGCAGCGCACGCCAGATGCTGTCGTCTACCGTCTTGTCCGCCAGAAGGACATAGATCCAAACGTCGTGCTTTTGCCCGCTCCGGTGCAGCCGGCCGATGGTCTGCTCGTACAGTTCCAGCGACCAAGGCAGCGACATGAACACCATCTTTGACCCGCCGTGTTGCAGGTTGAGCCCGTGCCCGGCTGACTTGGGGTGCAGCAGCAGGATTGACACCTTGCCACAGTTCCATCGCTCGATTGCACGATCATCGTCCAGCGTCACCGCCCTAGCGCCGTACCGCGCCTTGAGCGCGGCCAGTTCGGCCTGATAGTTGTAAACGATTATTGTAGGCGCGAACTGGTTTTCGGCAAGTATTTCGTCCAGCCGTTCCAGCTTGTGTTGCGAGAACCAGTGCGTCTCGCCGTTGCTGTAGACGAACCCGGCGGACATCTGCTGGAGCTTTCCGATCACCGTGCCTGCGTTGACCGCCAGCGCCTTGACGTCGCCGAACTCCGCGACGAACTTGGACTTCATATCCTCATATGGCTGGCGGTCGTCCAGCGGCATCCGCACCGCGACCGTATGGCAAGGCGGCAAAGTATCGGCGTACTCGCGGTTTTCCAGCACGAAGGTGGCGGGCTTGATGCGGGCCATGACCTTCTCCAACGAGCCCGGCACCGGCGCCCAGTCGTTGTACTCCCGGCTGACGCAGTAGAAGTACTGTTGCAGGAACGCGCCCTTGCTGCGGCCGAGCAGGTGCTCGTCCACGATCTTGCACTGCCCGAACACATCCTCCAGCCCGTTGGACGTGAACGACCCGGTCAGACCCCACCGCACCTGTATCGGCGCCAGCGCCTTTGCAATCGCCTTGAACCGCTTGCCGGACGGGTTCTTCAGCCGGGTGAGTTCATCGAACACCACGCCGTCGAAGTCCATCCGCTGCGTCGCCAGCCATTGCAGGTTGTCGTAGTTGGTCACCACGACCTGCGCGTCCGACTGCACCGCTGCCAGCCGCTGGGCCGGCGTGCCGATGGACAGGGCGACCGTCATGCCGGGCGCCCAGATGGGCGCCTCCACGGGCCACACAGCGGTCACCACGCGCTTCGGTGCGACGACCAGCCACCGACGTACCTGCCCGGCCGCCAGCGCCGCCTGCATGGCCGTCAGCGCGGTCGCGGTCTTGCCGGCGCCGACCGGCGCCAGCACCATGCTGCGCGGGGTCAAGCGCAGGAACTGGGCGGCGTCCTTCTGGTAGGTTCTCAGTTGCATATCCGCTCTCCGATCCAACGCATACACGGCACCGCCATGCTGTTGCCCAGTGCCTTGTATCTGGGGCCATCCTTCGCGCCGGGAATGTCTGTGTAGCCGTCCGGGAATCCCTGCAAGCGCTCGCATTCAAGCGGGGTCAGTCGGCGCGGGAACCCGGTATGCACCAGCAGTCTGCCGCTGGTCGCATCCTGACCGTTCAGCCCGCCGCCCATATGTGCGCCGTCAGAAATGGTTCCGCATGTCTGCGCCGCCCATGATTGCAGCGCCCCGCACATCGGGCAGCACTCTAGGCCACCGTCAGGCTGCCACATCACTCCGCACCCGAGACAGCGCACTTCATCGCCCAGACCAGCATCGGGTGCATTTTCGCTTCGCTCCTTCGCAGGAAGCCCGAGCACGCTCTCGCGCTCAAAAAGAACTGCGGCTGCACTCCGCTGGTCTGCAAGACTGCCGACAACGAAGACTCTGCGCCGTCGCTGGGGCACTCCGAACCATTGAGCGTCCAGCACCCGGTAGGCCCACCCATACCCCAGCTGCCCCAACGCCCCGAGGAAGGCACCAAAATCTCGTCCTTCGTTGGATGACAGGACACCGGGGACGTTCTCCCAGATAACCCATCTAGGCCGGTAACGTGCAGCGATTGCAAGATAGGTAAGCATGAGTTCGCCGCGTGGGTCTTCAAGTCCCTGTCGCAGTCCGGCGACGCTGAAAGACTGGCAGGGGGTTCCTCCGACAAGAGCATCAATTGTTGCATCAGGCCATTCCTTGAACTTGGTCATGTCTCCCCAGTTGGGGACGTCCGGGTAGTGGTGCGCCAGCACCTTGCAGGGGAACGATTCGATCTCCGAAAACGCGACCGGCTCCCATCCCAATTCGTGCCAGGCGACCGTAGCGGCCTCAATGCCGCTACAGACGCTTAGATACTTGATAGCCATTCATCCACCTCCTCCTTGCTCCACAGCACGGTGTAGTTCTGGCCCAGCCGGCGCATGTCGTCGGCGAACACCTTCTGGAGTTCCGACAACCGGCCGCCCTTTGTTTTGAGTTCGATGAACCACGTCTGGCCGGGCAGGCAGACGATGCGGTCGGCGACGCCCCGGTGCGACAGGCTGGCGAACTTGTACGCCACACCGCCCGCGGCCCGAACGCGCTTCACCAGGTACTGCTCGATGACGGCCTCACTCATCGCCGCGCTTCTTCGGGCTGTTGGCCGGGTGCAGCAGCCACCGCTCGCCCAGCCAGTCCAGCGCCGCGCGGCGCTTGTCGTCGAGGTCTGGTGCCTCGGCACAGATCGGCGCCTTGAACAGCAGCGCCTGAATGAACTCGCTATCGGTCATTCCTGCCCCCTTTTCTTCAGCATCTCGTCCGCGATTTCGTACGCCGCCGAAGCCACGGTTTTGGCGAGAGTAGATGGCTTCACTACCGTAACCGCCGCCGAAATAAATGCCACCATCGCCTTGGCCGCGAAGTAATCGCGCAGGGTCATGCCGTTGGCGCCGTACTGAACCTGACCGTTGGCGTCGTGGCTGTCGGGCACCGGAAACGCCGGCCCGCCTGTTTCAATGCTCATTCCTGCCCCCTTGCGCGGATTGCTTTGCGGATAGCCTCTGCCGTCGCCATATCCCAACCTTTCAATTCAACCCAGTCTTCGCGACAAACAGCCGCGCACGCATCCCGCTCGGCGGCGGCGACGAGGGCGGCGAATTTTGCCATGGCGGCAAGCCATATTTCGACGATTTCCGTGTTCATAACCGGGGACAGCCGTGCAAATTCAAATCCAGCCTCTTCGGCCAGCCGGATGATTTCTCCCCTCGTCATTTCTCCCCCCCTTGCGCGAATTTTCGCCGCGATCTCGCTTCGCGCCCGCAAAGCGTCGTCGTATGTTTTGTGTACGCTGATGTTTTTCCAGCCGCCTCCAGCCCAACGATCAAGGAATGCTTGACCGTTGACCATCTCAATTTGCATGTTCAGATCGTCACTTTCGGAATAACTGCCACCCCGAAACCCCGGTGCAAACTGTTTCATCCCTGCCTCCCGTTTTCGCGGATTTTCGCGGCGCAAATCTTCGCACACGCCTCGCGCTCGGCGGCGGCGATGAGGGCGGCAAATGCCTCAAGGTTATCGGGCATCCAAACCTGATAGCCCCCCGTCGTAGTGAGCAGTTCAGATTCCCGCGCCAGCCGGATAATTTCTTCCTTAGTCATCGTTCCCCCTTGCGCTGATCCTGTTCATCTCCTCTAGCGCACCAACAAAGCACCGTACAAAAGCGCGGAATCCCCTTGCTCGGATCGCTTCCGCGCAGTCCTGCGCAATGCCTTCGACGCTGTAAAACTCCTCACACACCTCCGCGCACGCCTCGCGCTCGGCGGCGGCGACGAGTTCGCACAAACGCCAAACCGCTTCGCCGATCACCGTAATTCCAGCCGACTCGGCCAGCCGGATAATTTCTTCCCTGCTCATTTCTCCCCCCTTGGCTTAGTCGTCTTGTCCCAGTCCACCCCACCGTGATACTCAAGCACTACCTCCACCACCTCAATCGGGACGTAACCGTACACCGTCATCGTCGGACGGTCGGAGTGCTCGGCGTACTCCATCCATGCCTCCACCGGCTCGCTGGGGTAGCCAAGCTCCACCTCCGAGTATGGGCCGTCGTTGTCCCTCGGCGTGCAGTAGTGCGAGGTGGACGCCTGCACCGACACCGTGAAGCCATCCGCGCACACAATCTTTTTACACGGTCGGCGCAGGGAACCAAACCCTATTTCCTCTCCACTCTTCAAATGATCTTGCAGAGTGTTCATTCCTCCACCACCTCATACAGATTAGGCCCAACCTGTCTCAGTTCGCCCCACACGGAATACTCGTAGTCGTCCTCTCGGACAAACAGCGTAATAGGTTCCGCCGGCTCGGCCAGCCGGTCTTCAGCCAGCGCGTCGCGCAGCGCGTCGATTTCGGGCCGAAAGTCTATCTTCCAGTCGGTATCGGTGACCGCGCCGTGAAAGCGATTTAGTGCGGCCAACGCTCGCCGCGCTGCTTCCTGTAGCTTGCTCATTTGCAGAACTCCTTCAGTTTTGCGTAGTTTTCGGGCGTGATGCGCCCGGCCGATCTGCCAATTCGACAGGCCCGTGCGCTCCACCATCCGGGCCAGCCCGGGCACTTCGGTCGATGCCCGACCACCACGGTCGTCATCAGTCTCCATCGTCGTCGGGGGCAACGGCATCCGCGCCGGCTGCGGGCCGTCAAGGTTCCACCGGACGCGCCAGGCGCGGCGGGCCAGACCTTTGGCCTCCAGCTGGGCCGCCAGCGCCATCGCCGCGCGGAACGACTCCGGGTCGGGGAAATGCAGCCGGTAGCTGGCATCCCCGACGACGGGGCCGGCGTGCGGGTCGTTAGATACTTTTTTCATGCGGATCACTCCAATGGTCGTCTTCGGTCAACATGTCCAGCGCGGTGTCCCACGCATCGTTAGCATCGCCGCCGAACTCGGCGACGTGCCAGTCAATGAACCCCTGCCGCGCCTCGGCCGGCAGGTCGCGGAACTGCTTCATCGAGACGCAGCCCAGTTGGTACAGGCGCCCGTAGGCGCGGAGGAAGTCGGGTGTCATAGCTCGTCCCACGCCTTTCTGGCTTGCACACGAATGTGCGAACACAAGATTTCAAAGCAGTCCTGCGCGAACGCCGCCGGCGCGGTCAGCAGCTTGGCGACGAGGTCGTCGTCAAGGTGCTGCGCCAGTTCGTCGCCGGCCTCGGTCGGGTGGCTCTTAATCCACTCGGCCACCTCAACCTTCCAATCTTCCTCGGTCATGTGCGTCCCAAAGTGCTGGGCCGCCAAGTATTCATGGTACGACATCGGTCTACCTCCTGTTGTTTTGACAAGCGAATCGTAATTATTTTGCCCGGGGGCTTGTCAACTTGTTTTCGATTCCTGTACATTCCGCCCACCACAACAGGAGGCGACCATGCAACACAGTTCAGTAGTCGGCGGTTCCACCGCCAAGCGTTTAATCAACTGCCCCGGCAGCGCCGCGCTTATTGCGAAAGTGCCGCCGGCGCCCAGCAGCAGCTACGCCGATGAAGGCACCCTGCTGCACAACATCATTGCCCAGACGCTGGACGGCGGCCCGGCGCCGCACGATCTGGTCGGCGTCGCCGAGTACAACGGCATCACCTTGACCGAGGAAATGGTCAACACCAAGCTGCTGCCGGCCCTGGCACTGCTGGACGACCTCGACCCGTTCAAGGACGGCGAGTTCATGTGCGAGGCCCGCGTGGACTTCGGCGACTTCATCCCCGGCGCGTTTGGTTCCTGCGACCTGTTGCTGCGCGTCGGCAAGTCGGCCTACGTCATCGACTGGAAGTTCGGCAACGGCGTCCCGGTCGAAGCCATCGACAACGACCAGTTGCTGTTCTACGCCTCCGCCGCGCTGCGCGGCGATCATACCCGCTGGGTGTTTGAAGGCGCCGAAACCATCGAACTGGTCATCATTCAGCCGCCGTCGATGAAACGCTGGGAGGTCAGCGTGCCGCAGCTGATGCAGTTTTCGGCCCGCCTGCGCGACGCGGTCAAGATGAGCGAACGCCCTGACGCTTGGACGAAGGCCGGCGACTGGTGCCGCTTCTGCCCGGCGAAGGCCATCTGCCCGCAGATGACCGGCGCGGCTGACCGGGCGCTGAAGGTTCAGCGTGACGCGCTGGACGTGCGTCAGTTGGGCGCGCACCTGCGCATGGCCGACATGCTGGAAGACTGGATCAAGGCCGTGCGCGAAATGTCTTTGCAGACCTTGGAGGCCGGTGGTACTGTGCCCGGATACAAGCTGGTCGCGAAGCGCGCGACCCGCCAGTGGACTGATGAGGCGGCTGCTGTTGCCGCCCTGACCGCCGCTGGTGTTGATGAATCTGATCTGATGGTGACTGAGTTGAAGTCGCCGGCGCAGGTGGAGAAAGTCTTGAAGAAGACCAAGACCGCCATGCCCGACGGCCTCATCACCGCCATCAGTTCCGGTCACACGTTGGCGCCGGAGGACGACCCTCGGCCCGCCGTGTTGCAAATCGGGCAGCAGTTGACTGCTGCTCTTAGTAAACTTCAGTAAGGAGACAGTAATGTCCAATCTCGTGAAATTTGCAGGCGCTGGCCTGCCGTCCGTGGAGACTGTGAAGTCTCTGTCTACCACCCTTAAGTCCATCGACGCCGGCGTTGCCGGTCTGGACGGCGCGGCCATCCTCAAGATGGACAAGACCGGTCACTGGGTGTTCGGTGCCGACCAGACCGAGGTCGAGTCTGACTCGACCTGGGCGGTCAACCCGTTCAGCTTCATCCACGGCTTCATCGCCTGGGGCGCGGGCCAGCCGCTCGGCGAGTCCATGGTGCCGGTCAGCGAGCCGCTGCCGGACGTCGGGCCGGCGCCGGCCGGCGCGGAAAAGGGCTGGGAGAGGCAGATCGGCTTTTCCCTTCAGTGCCTGACCGGCGCTGATGCCGGGCTGGAATGCCGGTACAGCGTGACCAGCGTCGGCGGTAAGAAAGCCGTGCAGGAACTGGCGATTGCCATCGCCCATCAGGTGGACAAAGACCAGTCGAAGCCGGTGCCGGTCGTGGCCTTGAAGAAAGACCACTACCAGCACAAGTCGTACGGCCGGGTCTTCACGCCGGTCTTTGAGGTCGTCGGGTGGATGTCGCTGGAAGGCCCGGAAGCCCCGGTCGCCGACAACGGCCGGCGCCGCCGCAGCTAATCACCCAACCTGACGAGGAACGGGGCCGAAAGGCCCCGTTTTTTTCTATGCTCTACCTAGATTTTGAAACCCGCAGCGAGTGCGACCTGACCGCTGTGGGCGTTTACAACTACGCCATGCACCGCTCGACCGAGGTGCTGTGCATGTGCTACGCCTTTGACGACGGCGACGTCGTGACGTGGACGCCTGACCAGCCGTTCCCGCAGGACGTGTTCAACTACAAGGGCCCCATCTACGCCCACAACGCGACGTTTGAGCGGCTCATCCTGTGGTACGTCCTCCAGACCGACCACAAGCTGGAGCAGTTCGTCTGCACGGCCGCGCAGGCCCGGGCGAACTGCGCGCCTGGCAGCTTAGAGGACATCGGGCGGTTCAGCGGCGCCGGGATGCGTAAAGACCATTCGGGCGCCGCGCTCATCAGGAAGTGCTGCGTGCCACCGTTCAAGCACACGGCGCAAGACCTGACCGACCTGTTCGCGTACTGCGCGCAGGACATGCGGGCGATGCGCGACGTCAGCCAGCGCCTGCGCCCGCTGTCGCCGACTGAGCTGGCCGACTATCACGCCAATGAGCGGATTAACGACCGGGGCGTTCTAATCGACGTCGCGCTGGCCCGCGCGGCCACGCAGTACTCGGCCGAGGAAGCTAACGACATCCAGAACACGGTCTGGGAGATCACGAAGGGCATGGTGACCTCGGTGCGCTCTCCCGTCATGCGCGAATGGGTGCTGGACAGGCTCACCCCGGAGCAACTTGCGCTGACCGAGGTCAACGGCAAGTCCAGCATCGACAAGTTCGTCCGGGCCAACCTGCTGGCCTGCGACGACCTCGACCCGGACGTTCGCGAGGTCGTGCAGTGCGCCGACGACATCTGGTCGTCCAGCGTTGCGAAGTTCGCCCGGCTGGCCGCGCTGGCCGATGAGGAGGACAACCGACTGCGGGGCGCGTTCGTGTTCGCCGGAGGCGCCGCTACAGGCCGTGCGGCGTCCTACGGGGCGCAGGTACACAACCTGCCCCGCAAGACCGCCAAAGACCCCGTCGCGCTGCGACAGGCCATCGTGCGCGGCCACAAGCTGGACGGCCGGGTGTCGGACGCGCTGAAGTCGATGCTCCGGCCGGCGCTCATCGCCCAGCCGGGCTATGTGTTCGTGACCGCCGACTGGTCAGCCATCGAAGGTCGGGTCAATCCGTGGCTGGCGCAGTCGCCGGCCGGTGAGGCTAAGTTGGACGTCTACCGTTCCGGCCGCGACCCGTACATCGTCAATGCCGTCGCGACCTTTGGCGGTCACTACAATGACGTCGCCAAGCAGGTCGAATGGGAGTCGCCCGAGGCGCTCCAGATGCGTCAGGTGGGCAAGGTGCAGGAACTCGCGCTGGCGTTCGGAGGCGGCCAAGGCGCGTTCGCCGCGATGGCGAGAGGCTACGGCGTGACGGTGAGCAACCCGAAGCAGATCGTGGCCGGCTGGCGCAAGGCCAACCCCTGGGCGCCAGTCTTCTGGTCGCAGCTTGAGGACGCTTATTTGAGCGCGATGCGCCGCCCGGGGCGGGAGTTCAGCGCGGGGCGCATCACCTATCTATTCGACAAACTACACCTGTGGTACATCCTGCCGTCCGGCCGCGTGCTTTGCTACCCGTTTGCCAAGTTGTCAGACGAAGGTCTAACCTACGCCAAGGCGTCGTGGAAGCCTAAGGCCGACGCCACAGAGTGGCCCCGCGCCCGGCTGTGGAATGGGCTGGCGTGCGAAAATGTCGTACAGGCAACCGCGCACGACTTGCTGCGCGAGGCGCTGCGGGTGCTGGACGATGTCGTCCTGCACGTCCACGACGAAATCGTCCTTGAGGTGCCCGAGTACAAGGCCGAGGCCGCCGCCCGGCGGCTGGAAGACGTCATGCAGACCCCGCCCGCCTGGGCCGCAGGGCTGCCGCTGGCCGCAAAGGCCAAGACGCTGTTGCGGTTCGGCAAGTAAAAAAAAGCCCCGGCGGGTGAGGCCGGGGCAATTCAACCAACAGGAGGAGCGAACGAATGGATTGTAAGACTTTCATTGATTGGTACGCAAGTCTGGCGCCCGACGGCGAGACGGCGCTGGTCGTTCGACAGAAGCCCGTGCGCCCGCCGGCGTTCCACGCCGACGGGTCACCGAAGTGCACCTTCATCCCGATGGTGCCCGACGCCCGTATCGACCCTAGCTGGGCGGTGTACGGCAATACCGGGTCGTTCATCGTCGACCGATTCCCCGACGGCCGCCCGGTCGCGCAGGCCCGCTGCGTCGAGTTCCCCTTGGTGCTGGTGCTGGACGATGTCGGCACGAAGTCCAAGGTTCCGCCGATCGCGCCGAGCTGGATCATGGAAACGTCGCCCGGCAACCACCAGTACGGCTTCGCCTTCGCTGAGGACGGCGTGCCGTCCGGGGCGCAGTTCGTCGCGCTGGTGCGCCGGCTGGCCGAGCTTGAGTTCACCGACCCCGGCGCCGGCGGCTTGGTGAGGAACTTCCGCCTGCCCGGCTCAGTCAATCTCAAGCGCGACGGCTTTGCCGCCCGACTGGTCGAGTTCCACCCCGAACGCCAGTTCACCTATTTGCAATTGTGCGACGCCTTCAGCATCACGGCCGAATCGCCAGACGCCGACACCCGCGCCTGGTCGCCGGCCGTCGGCCTTGCCGACGATGGCACCGACGATGTCTGGTCGTGGCTGCTGGCCGAAGGGCTGGTGCTGGGCCGCCCGAACGTCAGCGGCTGGGCGCCGGTCGTCTGCCCGAACGCCGCCGAGCATTCCGACAGCAACCCCGAGGCCCGGTATGCGCCTGCGTCGCGGTCGTTCTGCTGTTACCACGGGCATTGCGTGGAGTTGGACTCGCGGGCGTTTCTGGACTGGGTAGCGGCCCGGGGAGGCCCAAAACGTGAGCCCGGACTGCGCGAGGAACTGCTGGCCGCGACGATGGCCGCCGCGCTTGACAAGCTGCCGACCGGCTCAGTCGCTGAAGCCGAAGCCGCCGAGGTGCTGGCCGCCGTGCAGGCACGCGAGCATCAGCGGCTGCAAGCCGACGAGCTGCACAGGCACTGGGCCTACGTTGTCAGCGACGACGGCTACTTCAACATCGATGACCGCACCGAAGTGACCCGGCGGGGGTTCAATGCGCTGTACGCCCACATCGCGTTCCGGTCGCCGCACGGCAAGGGCAATCTGATTCAGGCGTCGCAGTGGTTCGACGCCATGCGCCAGCCGAAGGGCGGCCGGGCGCTGGCCGGCATCACCTACGCGCCCGGCCTGCCGGCGCTGGTGGAGCGTGACGGCGGCGAGGTCTACGGCAACCGCTGGGTGGACGCCCGCCCGGGGCGCCCTGTGACCGCTCAGGGCGCCGGGCTATGGCTGGCGCACCTTGAGGCCCTGCTGCCCGACGCAGCCGAGCGTGAGGCGCTGCTGGACGTTCTGGCGTTCAAGCTCCAGCGGCCCGACGTGAAGATCAATCACGGCGTGCTGCTGGCCGGGCACGCCGGGTGCGGGAAAGACTCGCTGATCGCGCCGTTCCTGCGGGCCGTCTGCGGGCCGTTCCAGCGCAACCGGGGGCTGGTGCAGGGCGATGAGTTGAACTCCGCATGGGGCTACCACCTTGAATGCGAAGTGCTGGTGCTGAACGAACTGCGCGATTCCGATGCCGGTGCCCGGCGCGCGCTCGCCAACAAATTGAAGCCCTTGTTGGCCGCGCCGCCCGAATACTTGTCGGTCAACCGAAAGGGCCTGCGCCCCTATGATGCCTTGAACCGACTGCTGGTCGTTGCGTACTCGAATGAACAGGTGCCGCTGGTGCTGGACTCCAGCGACCGGCGCTGGCTGGTGCTGAAGTGCGTCGGCGGGCGGATGGACGTGGCCGACGCCGAACTGCTGTGGTCGTGGTACGCGAACGGCGGATACGATGCCGTGGCCGAACACCTGTACGCGCGGGATGTCAGTCGGTTCAACCCGGGCGCCGCGCCGATTCGCACTAGGTACTGGGAGACGCTGGTGTCCGACGGCCGCAGCCCGGCCGAGGAACTGCTGATTGACATGATCGAGAACCGCGTCGGCGAGTTCGCCGCGGGCGTCATTGCGTCGCCATTCAGCTCGCTATGCTCACGCATACAGGCCGGCAACCTGTCCGGCATCCGAATACCGAAGGCGGCGTTACTGCACGCGCTGGCCGAGTGTGGCTGGCTGGACTGCGGGCTGGTGTCGTCGCGCGAATATCCGACCAAAAAGCAATTATACTGCGCGCCGCAGCTGGCCAGCTACAGCAAGTCCGACCTGCGCCGAATGACCGAAACAGATCCGGCGCCCGGGCTGCGGGCGGTGACTGGTTAAGCTAACTCGAAGTCGCCGGCGTCCGGGTTGAATACCAGCGCCGGCGCCTCGCCGATATCGGCCAGGTTCACTTCGCGCGTGAAGTCCCAGCACTCATCGCGAGTGCTGGGGTAGCCGGTGACCGGGTGCTGGAACCAGCGCCCGTCCCAGTGCGTTGCCGAGTCGGCCCAGTGCATCAGCTGTACTCCCCGGCACGCACCACACCGGCCGCCCAGTGCGCCAGCACGCGATAATTAGTATCGCAGCGCGGATCGTCCCAGCATACGTTCGCATCGACAATGTCCGAATGCTCCGACACCGCCGCCGCAAGCAAGCCGGCCGCAGCGGTGTGGATGTCGTGTTCCGACTGCGCGAGATCCAGCCCGACATCGCGCGACATAACGCGACGCGAGCGGGTGACCAGATTAAGCGTAAACATTGCGTTCCCCCTGTTGTTGTTACCGAAAGCGCGACGATACCGAAGGCGCCGAAGGTTTGTCAACGATTGTGTGACGCTAGCCCGAAGGCCCGAACGTCCGAAGGCCCGATAGCCCGATAGCCCGATAGCCCGATGGTGGCGCCTTGTGATGCCAGGCCGCTGGGCGCAGGGCGCAGGGCGCAGGGCGCAGGGCGCAGGGCGCAGGGCGCAGGGCGCAGGGCGCAGGCCGCAGGGCGCAGGCCGCAGGCCGCAGGCCGCAGGGCAAAAAAAAGCCCGGCGCTAGGCCGGGCTCAGGGGCGCGCGCGGCGCCTAATGGCGCCATGCGCTAGGCGCCGGATAATTGTTAACGGGATGATCAAGCGCGCGGGCTAGCACGGCGCCTAGGCCGCCGGCCAGCGCCAGCAGCAGCAGCAGCGCCAGGGCGTTGCGGCGCCGGGCCGCGCGCTGGCGAGCGCGGCGCCGCTCTTGAGCGACAAGGCACGTCATGGCCGCGCGCTCCACAAAGCAAGCCACAAAAGGGCGACAGCGACGATAGCGTGGATCATGCCTGCCGCTCCACCATCGCGCGGGCCGCATCCTGCCACCGGCCGGCGGCCGGCGCGGCGTGGCGCGCCACGTCTTGCGCGCGAGCCGGCGACAGGCCGGCCGCATGCTGGAGCACATACGCAATGCGCGCATCCCGGACGGCGGCGCGCCCGGCCCAGTAGTCCGTCGGCGAGCGGTGCTGGCCGTCGGCGCGCAGCCAGCCGCCGTCGCGGTACATATAGTGGGCGGAGCTCGCCGCCCGGATTGCCTTGGTTAGGTTCATCTTTCGATCCTCTTGGTTAGCTAGACGGGGCTTGCGCCCCGTTTCGGCCGGCCATCATCAGCAGCCTAGGCCGGCAATACGAACCCGCTAGTATCGCGAATGGCAGCGCCCTTAGCGTGGAGGCCACGTACCACGCCGGCCGGATCCGCGGGGATGTAATCGTGCGCGTCACCATCAATCACTCGGTGGCCCCATAGGCTCGCCGGTAGCGGGCGATTGCGTGGCGTGGCGAACACTGCTGCTACGTTCCGCCCGGCCGCTAGTTCGGCACGGGCCGCGCGGCGATTACGCGCGGTTTCGGCGAGCGAGAAAACGAGCCGGTAATTCTCGGGCGTCGCGCGGTTCGGGATCTTCGTGTAATCGTAGAACGACAGCCGGCGGAACACGCTGGCAATCAACGGCCGGCCGTTGATCGAGTACCGCTCCCACTGAATATCGCTGGTCGCGTTAAGCCGGAATGCGGCCCGCATGCGCTTGCGGCGAGCTTTAGCCGCAGCTGCGCGAATCTCAAGCATCAGCAACGCGAAAAACAGATCCTTACGCTGCCAGAACAGCAACGTCCGGGCGCGGCGCGCGACGCGCTTGCCGCGCGCGTAGGCCGGATTGCCGGCAGTGTTAAGGCATGCCTTGATACAACCCGGCGTCGCGGCCGGGCAAACGGTGGCTTTAGGTTTAGCGGCCGGCGCGCCCAGCGTGGCGGGCGCCAGGTGCAACGGGAATGAGAGCACGCGGATTTTCAGGCTCTTGGCGAGTTTAGGGTTTTTCGTGGGCGCGGCCAGTAAGCTGCGAACGTGCAGCCCGGTTTCGCGCTCGATTGCGCGCAGTAGAGCCGCGCGCGGCAGGTTCAGGTAGTGATCAGGGATTGTGATGTTCATGTTCACTCGTTTCCTTTTTTGCTATGTCCAGGATTCTTTTACAGGGAATCGATGGCAGCGGCGAGCCGGGCGGCCGCGGCGCTGGCCGCGCGCGAGGCGGCCGCAAACTCCAGCGCCAGCGCGGCAAGTTCCGGGTATTCGCGCGCGTATTTTTCGGCGTTGTCGGCGGCGTGGCGGGTATGCCGTTCCATAATCTGGAATTCAGTTGTCTTTCGGCGCATGGTGTCGGGTTCCTGTCGGTAGTGGTAGTGGTTAGTCGGTCAGGCCGTGCAGCGCCTCATAGGCGCGCCGCAGGGTATCCATCGCGGCGCGGCGCGCGGCGAGCAACTCGGCTTGCACGTCGGCGGGCGCGCCGGCGCGGCGAGCAGCGCGGCATGCGTGGCTTGCGTCGCGATGCGCGGCGCTGGCGGCCCAGTATGCGTTCAATAGGTCGGTCATGGCTTTGATCCTCATTAGTTGACGGTACGCGCGCACGATACGCGCGCGCGCTCCGGGTTGTCAAGCATTTCTTTACAATCCAGTGTCGGCAGTCCCTAAAATCGATCCTAAGTGTAGGATTCTCAAGCGTTTTTCGGTGTTTGTGGGTGGCGTTTTTTCGCGGCCCGCTGAAAATCCGGGCGGGCGGCCGGACGGCCGTGCTGCGCGCGGCGAGCGGCGAGCGGCGCCGGGCGAGTGTCGGCGGTATCTGCGGCCGGTTGTCGGCGCCTACTACGCCCGTGCCATGCCAGGCCGGCGGCCGGCTGTATGTATTTGATTTACAGCGTGTTTTCTAGTCTTGTGTATAATTACAGTTAGATAACTAGATATTAGTGGATCAGAGTAATGTTAGTATGTACTAACATATTAGTAATAGGTTGTAGCGATATAAAACCCCCCTTCTAGACTGCCGACATCACCCACATTACCCCACGGCGCGCGTGGTATGCCTGGCACGCGCGGCGCCCCCGGCCCGCGGCTGATGCTAGGCACGCCGTCCGGCCGCCCTTCGCCGGCCGCCCTTCGCCGGCCCGGCCGGCTCGCCCTGGCATCGAGCTAGCGGCCAGCCGGCCGCTAGCGTCCGCATGCCCGCGTGACCGCGTACAACGCGCTACAAGGCGCGCAAGGCGCCTAGTGCTACCCTACCCGCACCCAGCCCGCTAGCGTGCGCTGTAGGCCGTCACGCGCGGCGTGGCGGGCATCCGGCCGGCCGGCCGGCCGCAAATCGCGGTCGGACGAGGCCACCGGATAGGGCCGAGCGGGGGCCGGGTGACTGTTACAGTAGGGCTCGCAAACAATTTTTTTTTGCAAAAAAACTCTTTTACGCTAGACAGCCGACATTTTTTGCTGTAGAACTGCTCGCAGTTCTACAGCAACGGGCACTTTATGCGAGGGCTTCCGCTCACTATCCGCGACATCAGCGCGACCGAGGCGCATCTGGAGGCGTTGTACGCCGCCGCGCACCGGGGGTTGAAGGGCGATTCGCTGGCGTTAGCGGCCGGGATGTTGCCGGCCGAGTACCGGCGATTGGCGTCAGCCGACCCGCTGGTGGACTTGGCGGTGGCGAAGGGTCGGGCGGACGCGGAGATTGCGTTGTCGAATGTATTGCACGATGCTGCGTTCGCGGGCGACGCCAAGGCGGCGCTGGAGATTCTGAAGCACCAGCACGGCTGGGTCGCGAAGACGCATGTTCAGGTTGACGTCGCGCAGCAGATCTCGATAACCGACGCCCTGGCCCAAGCGCAGGCCCGAGTCATAGAAGGTGAGGTCATCCATGCCCCGTAACATGCTGGCGCCGCAGCCGCAGAATGCGCTGGTGACGATGGACGAGGACGGCAACATCAACTACCCGGTCACGCCCATCTTCAGCCGGTTCGCGCCGCAGCCCGAGAAGTCAGGGTATCAGGCGACGGGCAACGCCATTCTGGCGAAACTGCTGGCGGGCATAGACTCGACGATCAGTACGCCACGGCAGGCGCTGATGGGCCGTCAGACCACGCCCGAGGATGCTATGGGCTTTGCCGGCGCGGCCATGACCGGCGGCATTCCATTCGGGCCTAAAGCAGGAGCGGGAACGCTGGGGATGGGCGCGGCAATTCGCGGACTGCCTGACGTGCCTATGCCCGCAACAACCAAACCCGTTGTGCCCGCGCCTCAACGCTGGTTAGACCCGGCAAGCAAAGAATACAAACCGCGATTTGGCGCGGCGGGGTATGAGCCCGGCGGCCGGTATTTGGTGCCAAGCGACCTGACGGATTTGACTGGCATAACGCCGTCAGCCGCTAGCATCCGCGTAGCGCCAGACGGCAAAGCGTCGTTCATGGTGTCAGAAGAAATGTCTTCGCTTACCCCCGCGTCGTCCCGAATTGCCGGTAGCACGGTCAAAACTAATTTGGCGCGGAAAAACTCCGGCTGGTCGTGGGTTGACGTGCCGGAAGGATACCCCGCCAATCCGCCGGGCGACTTTAAGCTGATCACCGTTCAGCACAGCGCCCCTAAAGGCGAGCAAGGGCATAAATACGCGTTGTCGGTGGAATACCCTACAGGCGTCAATTTAAGCCGATACGCAAAAGGCGACGAACCCCGACTCAGGCCCACCGTGAAAGGTGACGTTCATCTTGGAAACGTGGTAGGAAAAATACGATACGGCAAACAAGAGCATCCGGTGTACGACAAAATTGTCGTGTTAGGCCGCGGGCTGCCCGAGTAACACATGCAAAAACCGATCTATTCCGCCGACGAAGAACAAACGCTGATGGCCCGGCTATGGTCGCCGCAGATAGCGGACGACCCGGAAGCGTTCGTGCTGTTCAGTTTCCCGTGGAACCAGCCCAACACCCCGCTGGCTAAGTTTCGGGGGCCGCGCAAGTGGCAGCGCGAGACGCTGCGGGCGCTGGCCGAACACATCAAGGCGAACCGAGGCAAGGTGGACATGGACACGCTGCGGATGGCCGTGGCGTCGGGTCGCGGCATTGGCAAGTCGGCGCTGGTCAGTTGGCTCATCCTGTGGATGCTGACGACGCGGATTGGGTCATCGGTAATCGTAAGTGCCAACAGCGAGGCGCAGCTGCGGTCGGTGACATGGGGCGAACTCAGCAAGTGGTCGGCGATGCTCATCAACGCGCACTGGTGGGAGCCGAGCGCGACGAAACTGACCCCGGCGAAGTGGCTGACCGACATCGTGGAGCGCGACCTGAAGAAGGGCACGCGCTACTGGGCGGCGGAAGGAAAGCTGTGGAGTGAGGAAAACCCGGACAGTTACGCAGGCGTTCACAACCACGACGGGATGATGCTCATCTTCGACGAGGCCAGCGGCATACCGGACAGCATCTGGTCAGTGGGCGCGGGGTTCTTCACCGAAAACATTCTGGACAGGTACTGGCTGGCGTTCAGCAACCCGCGGCGCAATCAGGGGTACTTTTTCGAGTGTTTCCACGGCAAGCGGGACTTCTGGCGGGGCAAGCAGGTGGACGCGCGGACGGTGGAGGACACCGACAAGGCGGTCTACGAGCAGATCATCGCGGAGTACGGGCCGGATTCGTATCAGGCGCGGGTTGAGGTGTACGGGGAGTTCCCGAGCGAAGGCGACGACCAGTTCATCTCGCCGCAGCTGGTAAACGACGCCGTAGAGCGGCCAAGGTACAACGATGAGACGGCGCCAATCATATTGGGCATTGATCCGGCGCGGGGCGGGGCAGACTCGACGGTCATCGTGGTGCGGCAGGGCCGGGACATCAAGGCCATCAAGCGGTACCAGGGTGAGGACACGATGGCGATAGTGGGGCGGGTCATCGAGGCCATTGAGGAGTACAAGCCGGTGCTGGCGGTGATAGATGAAGGCGGGCTGGGGTATGGCATCTTGGACAGGCTGCACGAGCAGCGGTACAGGGTGGTGAAGGGCGTGAACTTCGGCTGGAAGGCTAAGAACGGCATCATGTACCTGAACAAGCGGGCGGAACTGTGGGGGGCTATGAAGGAGTGGCTGAAGTCTGCTAGCATCCCGGACGACCGCAGGTTCAAGTCAGACCTGACGGGTGTGATGGTGAAGCCGACGTCCAGCGGAGTAATCCAGTTGGAGTCGAAGAAGGACATGAAGGCGCGGGGTCTGGCAAGTCCAGACGCGGCGGATGCACTGGCGGTGACGTTTGCCTTTCCGGTAGCGCACCGGGAGTATGTTGAGAAACCAAGACGCATGGTCGCGCAGGCCGGCGTCGTCAACTCTTGGATGGGGGCTTAGGAAATGAGCAGCAATACGAAACCGATTGGCGTTGCTTACGCGGATCAGGAGATTAACGGTTCGGACGTCATTCTGTCCGACCGCGAGCTGGGCTACACCACCGCCGCGCAGGGCACTGTGACGCAAGCGACCAGCAAGTCCACCGCCGTGACGCTGAACAAGTCGGCGGGCCGCATTACGATGAACGCGGCCAGCCTCGGCGCGACGACCAACGTGTCGTTCACGCTGAACAACAACCTGATCAGCGCCAACGACGTGCTGATCCTGAACGTGGCCGCCGGCGCCACCGCCGCTTCGTACAACCTGTGGGTTGACGCGCTGGGCGCGGGCACGGCCAGCATCACGCTGCGGAACACCACGGCCGGCGCGCTGGCGGAAGCGGTGGGCATCAACTTCGCGCTCATCCACTGCCGATGAAAAAAAGCGTCTCGCTTAGTGTGGGGCGCGGCGAAAAGCTGCCGGCCAGCAAAGGCGCTGGCCTGACCGCCAAAGGGCGGGAAAAGTACAACCGCGAAACGGGCAGCAAGTTGAAGGCGCCGGCGCCGAACCCGAAGACGGACGCGGACAAGGGCCGCAAGGCAAGTTTCTGCGCCCGCATGGGCGCGGTGGCCGCGAAGGCGAAGGACGGCGAGCGGGCCAAGGCGTCGCTCAGGAGATGGAAGTGCCCCTGAAGAAATCCGGCAGCAAAGAAGCGTTTCGGGCTAACGTGAAGGCCGAAGTGAAGGCCGGCAAGCCGCCAAAACAGGCAGTTGCCATTGCCTACGCGGTGAAACGTGGCGCGAAAAAGTAAGGAAGACCTGCTGTCGCAGGCCCGCCATCGCATGACGCTGGCGGTGTCGGCGTACTCCGAGTCTCGCGAGGATGAGATAGACGACCTGCGGTTCGCTGCGGGGTCGCCGGACAACCACTGGCAGTGGCCGGCGGACGTACTGGCGACGCGGGGGTCGGTGCAGGGCCAGACCATCAACGCGCGGCCGTGCCTGACTATCAACAAGCTTCCGCAGCACGTCAAGCAGGTCACCAACGACCAGCGGCAGAACCGGCCGTCGGGCAAGGTCATCCCGGCGGATGACAAGGCCGACGTTGAGGTGGCCGAGATATTCGACGGGCTGGTGCGACACATCGAGTACATCAGCGACGCCGACGTGGCGTATGACACGGCCTGCGAGAACCAGGTGACGTATGGCGAGGGCTACATCCGGCTGCTGACGGAGTATTGCGACGACGATTCGTTCGATCAGGACATCAAGATTGGCCGGATTCGGAACTCGTTCAGCGTGTACATGGATCCGACCATTCAAGACCCCTGCGGCGCCGACGCCGAGTGGTGCTTCATCACAGAAGATCTGCTGAAAGAGGAGTTTGAGCGGCAGTACCCCGACGCTACGCCGCTGTCCAGCATTGAGCAGCAGGGCGTTGGCGACCAGTCGTTGAGCCAGTGGATCAACGAAGACACCGTCCGAATTGCTGAGTACTTCTACGCCGAGTACGAGCCAACCACGCTGCACATGTTCCCCGGTAACATCGTCCTGTACGACGACGCGCCGGAAATGGCGCAGGTCAAGGCGATGGGCTACAGGCCCATCAAGAGCCGCGAGGTCAACCGCCGCAAAATCCGCTGGTGCCGAATCAACGGCTTTGAAGTGCTGGAAGACCGCGAGTGGGCGGGCAAATGGATTCCGGTCGTGCGCGTGGTCGGCAACGAGTTTGAGGTGGACGGCCGGGTGTTCGTGTCCGGCATCGTCCGCAACGCCAAAGACGCCCAGCGCATGTACAACTACTGGGTCAGTCAGGAAGCGGAAATGCTGGCGCTGGCGCCCAAGGCGCCGTTCATCGGCTACGGCGGGCAGTTTGAAGGGTATGAGAACCAGTGGAAGACGGCCAACGTCAACAACTGGCCGTATTTGGAGGTCAACCCGGATGTAACGGACGGTCAGGGGTCGGTATTGCCACTGCCGCAGCGCGCGCAGCCGCCGCTGGCGCAGACTGGTCTGATTCAGGCCAAGATGGGCGCGTCCGACGACATCAAATCGACCACCGGGCAATATGATTCAAGCCTGGGCGCGACCAGCAACGAGCGGTCGGGCCGGGCGATTCTGGCGCGAGAGAAGCAGGGCGACACCGGGACGTACCACTATGTGGACAATCTGGCGCGTGCCGTGCGGCATATTACCCGTCAGATTGTGGACTTGGTGCCGAAAATCTACGATACGCAGCGGATAGCGCGGATTGTCGGGCTGGACGGCGACGCGAAGGCGGTGAAGATCGACCCAACGCAGCCGGAGCCGGTGCGGAAGGTGGAAGATGACATGGGGAACGTAATCGAGAAGATTTACAACCCCGGCGTCGGCAAATACGACGTGTGCGTCACCACTGGCCCGAGCTACATGACCAAGCGTCAGGAAGCGATGGACGCGATGAGCCAGATTTTGCAGGGCAACCCGCAGCTTTGGGCCATTGCAGGCGACCTTTTCGTCAAGAATATGGACTGGCCGGGCGCGCAGGAGATGGCTGCGCGGTTTGCGAAGACGATTGATCCGAAACTGCTGTCGGATGACGACAAAACGCCGGCTTTGATGCAGGCGGAGCAGCAGATGGCGGCGATGGGTCAGGAAATGGAGCAGATGCACCAGATGTTGCAGAGCGTGGCGCAGTCGATGGAAGCGCAGGAGCTTAACATCAAGCGTTATGACGCCGAAACGAAGCGGATTTCGGCGACGATGGCCGGGATGACGCCAGATCAGGTGCAAGACGTCGTGCTGGGCACTATCCACGGCATGATGGAGTCCGGCGACCTTGCGTCGCCAGCCGGCGGGATGCCCGAGATGCCGCCGCAAGAACTTCCGGGTGAGATGCCGATGCAGGAGCCGATGCAATGAAGTGCGCCGAATTAGTAGGAATGCTGTTTTTGGCCCGCGACGTGACGCACAGCGTGCATCTGAATACCCGCAGCTATGCCAAGCACAAGGCTTTGCAGGAGTTCTACGAAGGCATCATCGACTTGGCAGACGGGTTCGCCGAGGCGTACCAGGGGCGGCACGGTCTGATCGGGCCGATTTCGTTGCAGGGCGCGAAGAAAACCAGCAACGTCGTTGAGTTTCTGGAAGACCAGCTGGAAGCCATCGAGTCCATGCGCTACGAGGTGTGCCCGAAGACGGACACGCCGTTGCAGAACCTGATTGACGGGATTATTGAACTTTACCTGTCAACGCTCTACAAATTGAGGTTCCTTTCATGATTAAAGACGTTACCGCCGTATACGGCTATCAGCAGATTGTTGGCCTTGCCGCCAGTACTGCGCTGACCATCCCGACGCGCAGCAATCAGACCGGCGTGGCGGGAACGCCGACCGTGGCGGTCATTACGCCCGAAGGCCAAGGGGTGCGGTGGCGCGACGACGGTGTGGCGCCGACGGCTACGGTAGGTATGCCGCTTGCAGTAGGCGCCGTGCTTATCTATGACGGCGACCTGACCCGCATCCGGTTTTTTCAGCAAGCCGCTACCGCCACTCTTAACGTGAGCTACTACAAATGAACGTTTTACCTACCGGCACCACGCTGGCTTCGATCACTACGCTTACCGGCGGCGCAGTCGCTGAAGACGCCGCGACTACATCGAACCCGATTATCAGCGGCGGCGTAGTCCGCGCGGCGGCTACCCCGCCGATTACGTTTGCGGCGGGCGACGCGGTGCGCCTGACCATGACCTCCAGCGGTTTGCAGGCCGTGATGCCGTTTACCACGCCAGAAGCCGGCTGGAACTACGCCGCCGCCGCGTCGGGCATTGTGAACACCACCACGGCGGTGACCGTCAGGGCTGCGGCCGGCGCTTCGCTCCGCAACTACATCACCAACATTCAGGTGATGGCGGAAGCGTTGGGCGCGGCGACCGAACTGGTCATCCGCGACGGCGCGGCAGGCACGGTCATCTGGCGCACCAAGATCCCGACCGGCGGTTTGCCGACCATGAGCATTGACTTCAACGTGCCGCTAAAAAGCACGGCCAACACGCTGCTGGAAGTCGCGACGCTGACTGCCTCCGTCACGGGTGCCGTTTACGTCAACTTGCAGGGCTTTGTATCGCCGTGATATGTTTGAAGTACCGTACCGGCGAGGTTCACCGGGGGCTTTTTGGAGCCAGATATGTCTGATGAGTTGTTAGCGGACACCTCCGCGCCAGAGCAGGCCGCCACGGCGGCGCCTGAGACTGAAGTTTCGACGCCGGAAGCTGAAGCGCCCAAGACCTTCACACAGGAAGAACTTGACGCGATTGTCAGCAAGAGGCTCGCAAGAGAGCAGCGTAAGTGGGAGCGTCAGCAGCAGCAGAAGGTTGTAAAGGCGCCTGTTGAGCTACCGCCGGCAGATCAGTTTGAGAGCGTTGAGGCGTATGCCGATGCGTTAGCCGCCCGCAAGGCGGAGGAACTGATTCGGGCGCGGGAAGCCAGCGCCAAACAGGCTGAGATGCTGGAGGCTTATCACGACCGTGAGGAGGAGGCCAGGGCGAAGTACGACGACTTTGAACAGGTCGCGTACAACCCGAACCTTCCGATCACGAACGTGATGGCCGAAACGATTCAGGCGTCTGATATTGGGCCGGACTTGGCCTACTATCTGGGGGCGAACCCCAAAGAGGCAGATCGTATCTCCCGGTTGTCGCCGTTCTTGCAGGCCAAAGAGATTGGGCGGCTGGAGGTCAAATTGACCACCGAGCCGATGACGAAACAGGTGTCCAAAGCGCCAGAGCCTATTTCGCCTGTCAAGCCCCGAGGGGCTACGACGCCGGTAATAGACACCACAGATCCGCGCTCTATCAAGAGCATGTCGGTCAGTGAGTGGATCGAAGCCGAGCGGCAGCGGCAGATGAAGAAGGCCGAGGCAAAGTACCGCTAACTAGGAGCCCATCATGGCCAACTCATTGCTTACGATTGACATGATCACCCGTAAGAGTCTCGAAATCCTTGAGAACAATCTGGTGATCACCCGGAACTGCAACCGGCAGTACGATGACAGCTTTGCTGTCGAAGGCGCCAAAATTGGCTCCACTCTCCGCATCCGTCTGCCCGACCGCGCGCTGGTGACCGACGGTGCCGCCCTTCAGGTGCAGGACGACAACGAGCAGTACACCACGCTCACCGTCGCCAGCCAGAAGCATATCGGCATCAACTTCACCTCTGCCGAACTGACCATGCAGCTGGACGACTTTGCAGAGCGCGTGCTGAAGCCGCGTATCAGCCAGTTGGCCTCTAGCGTGGACGCCGACGTGGCGAACGCCTACAAGAGCATCTATAGCTCGGTCGGCACCCCTGGCACCACCCCGGCGACCTCGCTGGTGCTGTTGCAGGGTCAGCAGAAGCTGAACGAGTACGCCGCGCCGATGTCGCCGCGCTATGCCACCGTCAACCCGGCGGCTAACGCTGGTCTGGTCGAAGGCATGAAGGGCTTGTTCAATCCGGGCGGCACCATCAGCCGCCAGTTCAAGAACGGCATGATGGGCGAAGGCGTACTGGGTTATGACGAGATCAACATGTCTCAGTCGATTGTCCAGCACACCACCGGCACCCGCGACGCGACCGCATCCACTACCGTGGGCGCGACCATCAGCACGCAGGGCGCTTCGACCATCACGCTGTCGCAGGGCGCGGTGACGACCACGATCAAGGCCGGTGACGTGTTCACCATCGCCAACGTCAACTCGGTCAACCCGCAGACCCGCCAGTCCACTGGCTCGCTTCAGCAGTTCGTGGCGACCGCCGACGCGACCGCTGTGGCCGGTACTTGGACGGTGTCGGTGAGCCCGCCGATGTACACCAGCACCAACGCGCTGGCGACCATCGATGCGTTCCCGCAGTCTGGTGCGGCGGTCACCTTCGTTGGCGCGGCCTCGACCCAGTACCCGCAGAACCTGGTGTACCACAAGGACGCCATCACGCTGGCTACTGCCGACCTTCTGCTCCCGCAGGGCGTCGATATGGCCTCCCGGCAGGTGCATAACGGCATCAGCCTGCGTATCGTCCGTCAGTACGACATCAACAACGACCGTATGCCTTGCCGCGTAGACGTCCTGTATGGCTATTCAGTCATCCGGGCGCCGATGGCCTGCCGCATTTGGGGCTAAGGAGAAAACATCATGGCATTTCCTACTACGGGTAACGGCTATCAGGTCACCGACGGCAACACCAACGAAATCCAGCTGATCCTTCAGGGCGCGCCGGCCGCAGTTTCTGCGGCGGGTACGCTGACGGCGGCTCAGCTGCTGACCGGGCTGATTGTTGCCAGCGGCACGCCGGGCACGCAGACGCTGCCGACGGTGGCTCTGATGGAAACCGCGTTGATTAACGTGAAGCCGGACAGCGGGTTCGATTTCAACCTGATCAACACGGCCGGCACTACCGCCACCGTGGCGGCCGGCACGGGCTGGACGATTGTGGGCACAGCTACGGCTGCCACCAACACGTCTGCTGCATTCCGCGCTCGCAAAACCGGCGACGGTGCTTGGACGCTGTACCGACTCGTTTAATGGGCAGGGTGGTATGAACGTCAAGCTCTACCACCCCGTTCACGGCACCAAGGTGGCTACCTTGGAAGCCGAGGTCGAGGCCGACTTGCAGAACGGATGGGTGCGAGGCCCAGAAGACCTCGCACCCGTCAACCAGTTGAAACGTCAACGGCGGCAGGGCGCAGAAGCCCGCTGTTAGGAGTCTTCGCCGTGCAGAGATACGTTAATTTCATCGCATCCACCACGGCAACCAACTCGACGCTTCGGGTTCTTGATGCTGCGACTTGCACGGTATATGTGTCCGGCACAACGACACTAGCTACGCTGTACTCAGACAACGGGGTTTCGCCGTTGGCCAACCCTTTTCTATCGTCTTCAACCGGCCAGGTGTCGTTCTACGCAGCTAACGGGTTGTACGACCTTGTGGTGGCCAAGACCGGCTATGAGACGGTCGCCATCAGCGCCATTGAGCTAGATGATCTCTTAGCTTCCTCCGGTAGCAACAGCGTGGGCTACCTCCCCGCCGGTACCGGTGCCGTCTCGCGCACGGTGCAGGGCAAACTGCGAGAAGCGGTAAGCCCGCTTGATTTCGGGGCGATTGGCGACGGGGTGGCGGATGACCGGGCCGCAGTTCTATTGGCGCTTCAAAGCGGCAAAATTGTTGACGGCGGTGGGCTGACTTACGCTATTTCCGGCACCATGCAGCCGTCATCGTTTGTCGGCCTGCGCAACGCAAATTTTATCCAGTTGAGCCCGACGACCGCGAGCGTGGCGACGCTCTGGATCTACAACCTCAGCAACTGGTTCATAGACAACTGTGCGTTCGATATGGGCTCGACGCAAAACTCCGGGGCCAGCGACGACAGCAGCAAGTCCGCGCTGCGTGTCACCAACGCTGACGGTTCGTACAACCAGAACTTCAGAATCACGAACGTGACCGTGACCGGCAACGGCAACGGCTCCCGCATTCAAGTCCGTCAGTCAAAGCGGTTTGTGATCGAAAACTGTCTGGTGCGCGACTGCGTCGCGGCGTTCACGCCAGATCCGACGAACGACATCATTAACGGCTACGACTTCAGCGACTGCGCGAATTTCACGGTCGCGAATTGCAACGCCGACAACCTGCGCGCCGTGCTGGCCAGCGTCGCCACAGTGCGCTATACGCGAGGATTCCTGTTCACTGAGGTTCGGGACTGCACGATCACCGGCTGCAATTCGTCTACGGTAGATCAGGGGTACGACTTCAGCGGAGCGGTCATCAGCGGCACAACGCCGGCCTACTACGAGGGCAACCGTCGTTTCACGATTAGCGGCTGCACTGCCAACAACGCAAACACTTGGGGATTTAAGTGCGCAAACGTCACGCACGACGGGCTCATTACCGGCTGCATTGCCAATAACGCCGGCAGCGGCGGATTTGTGATCAGCGCCCCTAATGCCAACAACACGACGCTGACATACGCCACGGGAAACATTGATGTCGTCGGCTGCAAAGTGGTCAACGTGTTGAACAATGGCGGGGCTGGCGTCGGCGTTGCGCAGGGTTTCCGCGTCATGGCGGGCAGCAACGCTTTTGGCACTGCGCCAAACACTTACGACACCTATCCGCGCGGCGTTCGGTTTCGCTCATGCGAGGTCATCGACAACCAAACGGTGCCAACCACGCTCGCAGGGTTCATCAGCGACGTCACCAAGATTCAGCCGACCACAGCCGGCTACAACACCAACCTCGCCAGCACTGCGGTGTCGTGTTCCGTTGGGCCGGGCGTCACGACTGCGTTCACAAACATAGGCCCGAGCCTATGCTACGTCACCGGCAGCGCGGTGCAGTCAATACCTAACAACGCATTCACGGCGTTGCTGTGGAACGTCAACACCATTGATAATCAGGGCCTGCACTCGACGACCTCAGACACCGACAAAATCTACATCAAGGAGCCCGGCACTTACCGCATAAGCGCGCAGTTTTACTTCGCGGCAAATGCAACTGGTGTTCGTCAAGGCGTTATAGACAAGAACGGAAGCGCGCTCAACCGCACGACGGTGACCTCGCCGGTTAGTAGCGCCAGTGTTGCAACCACCATGC